CGAGGAGCCGATGATGTAGGTGGCCCCGTTCGCGGGCGATCCGGGCGGGGCGTTGAGGTCCCGGTCCAGCACACTCAGATGGAATCCGAACCGGCCCAGGAGGAGCATGTTTGCGTCCATCCCCGAGTTCCAGCCGTTCTCGCCCAAGTTCCAACCATACTGCAAACCGCTCCGCGGCTCATTGATAGCAGGCATCACACACCCCCATAAGAATAACCATATGCCGTACCGTAGCCGGCACGAGTGAACAACCAATCATGCATGTGACGGCTCGCCAAACCGTCCCGAACGGACCACAACTGAATCCTCAACCGACCGTAGTTGGTCCCCATGGTGGCGAGGGTGAAGGTGTGGGTGGTCCCGGAGACGCCCGTGACCGAACTGATGACCGTCCCGGCTTCCGTCAGGAGGCGCACCGTGTAGGTGGTCCCCGGCTCCGGTCCGATGCTGCTGGCCTCCGTGTCCACCAAGGTGGCTGTCTGCTGAATCCGGTCGCGGTGGGCCCAGTTGACAATAATGTCCTGGTCCCCACGCACCCCGTCCGGGTAGGGCGTGTTGTTGATGCGGAACCGCCCCGGTGGGTAGGGGCGGGCGAGCCGCTGGGCCATCGTCACCGTCTGCGCCGGGGCGGAGGCTTCCGCCAGGGTCCCGAGCCCCGTGGTGGGCAACAGCTTGATCCGGGCCGTCTCGCCGGTCGCATACTCCACCCCGTCCGACTCGAACACGTCATCAGCAAAGAAGATGCGCGTGCCCGAAGCGTGCTCAATCGGCACCGTGTCCAAGCACCCCCTCCCGACCGTGACGGAGGTACTGCTGACAGTCGTGACCCGCACGATTTCGTTGCCCATGACGGCGTAGGAGCCCGTGCGGACGGTGTCCAAGTCAATCCCGCTCCCAATGGGGAACGTCGTGGCGGTCGGAGTGACCGCCGCCGTGAGGACCGCCGTTGGGCAAAAATCAACCGTCCCCGCCTCCTCATAGGTCGTGTTGGTCGGGTTCGTGAACAACTTGGCGTTGGTGGCGTCCGAGGACGGGCGCACCCCGGTCGCAACCACGAAAGCCGCAGAACTGGGGAAGGCTTGGGCCTGGGACTCCCCGGCCCGCTGTACCACTTCCCAGTACGGAGCCTCAATCACGAGGTGTTGTGGGCAGGCGGCTGGCGGGTTGTTCGGGTTCTGCCACTCCGAAGGAGGCGGCGCGGCGTAGATGGCGTTGGACAGTGAGAAGATGTCCTCAATGGCGGTGATCTTGATCAGGTTGCTTTCGAGTGAGCCCAACTCCACGTTCGTGACGCGCATCACCGTCTGGACCAGTCCGAACCGGGGCCAGCTGAACACGAACACGTCCCCGATGTTCAGCCCCGCCGCCTTCCGGGTTGCGTAGATCGTCGCGGAGGCGAGGGGCGTGGACAGCGCCCGGAGGTCCCGAGCCGCGACCTGGGCCGCCAGCGAGCCCTTGGTGATGCCGGGGTACTGAATGGTGGTCCCGACCGTAGCCCCCTGGCGAGCCGCAAGGGCGATGTCTTGCACGGTCACGGAGTTGTTCTTGCCAGTGGTCCCGTCCCAGAACACGATGGTCACTGAGTTGCTCAACTCCCCGAGGGTGTTGCGCTTGAAGTCGGTGACGCGCTCCACCGAGGACTCATCCAGCACCGTCAGCGTGTTGACGTTGTAGCCGCCGCGGGCAAGCCGGAGGACGAAGCGGCCCGTGGTCCGATCCACGTACAGCGAGGCGTCGATGTGCTTCAGCACGAGCCCTATGAACTCATCCAGCTGCACGGAGCGGTCCCAGAGCAGGGAAAGCCCGAAGCCCTCCGTGTGGAGCTGGTCCGCCGCCGCGGTGAAGGAGGCGTTGTCAATCTCCGTCTCCGGGTAGCCCATCCCCCAGTCCGGGTCCGTCAGGCACTCCCGGATGATGTGGGCGGGGTTCATGTCCGTCCCGATAGCCGCGCGGGCCAAGTACCATTGATCAATCCCGCCTTGGCGGACGTTGATGCGACGGGCCCAGAAGGCCCACCGCTTCAGGTACGGGTTCAGCCCGACATAGACCTGGCGCAGGACGGCCCCGAGGACGCCCCGGTGGGCGGGTATGTCGTTGCCGAGCAGGCCCTGCAGGTAGCTGTTGCGCCCCTGGAGCGGCCCGCCCATCTCAATGTCCACCGGACCGGATATGCCGCCTTCGCGCTCCTCGCCCCCGAACAGGTTGGGGTTGTTGATCGTGATCTGGCCGCCGGTAGAGCTGCCTGACCAAGCCGTTCGCCCATCCACTTCGATCCGGGTGACGGCATCCACCGGGCCGTGGCACAGGATCATGTGCATGCCCAGGTAATACTTGTACCCAACCGTGACTTTCTTACTGCTTCCGCCCATGAGCCACCTCCACCGCTGCTTGGGCCATCCCGTCATGGTTGGAGGCCGTCAAGAGTTCTTCAGCTTCGATCCCCTCAGACAAGAATCGGTTGTAGTCCAGGCCATGGCGCTCGAAGAAGGCCCGCACCCCGCGGGCGCAGTACCGGAGCTGACGCAGGTCCTCCATCCTGACGATGACGGGCTGTTCGTCGCTCATCACTTTTTCCCGCCCTTCTTCTTGATGGCCACCGTGCGCAGGTGTCCGTACCAGACCACGTTGGGTCCTTCCAGCTTCCGGGTTCCGAACAGCACAGGGATTTCCCGCCCGACCTCCGCCGTGGGCACGTTGAAGTCGCCCAGACCGGCGGGCGGACGGCTCTGAGGCTTCGGCGTCATGGCGTAGCTGACCACGAGGGCCAGCGCGAACACCACTATGTACCAAAACACGGTCCTTCTCCTTTTCGTCAGACAATCGAACTTCCGTCAAACGGGTTCCGCTGCGGTATGAACGGAAACCCCCCGAAATTGTCCAGGTTGCCGAACTTGTTCAGACAGGTCGTTCGCAAGTGGTCGCACCCCGGGTAGATCGCAACCACCTGACCTCCGGCGAGGCTCGCCAGCGGGCGGTTCAACGTCACCACGTCGCCCGTATGGGCCACGAGGAAGCGGGAGCCGCCCCCGGGCGCAACCAGCATGCCCCCCGTATAGTACCCGTTGGGGCTCAAGGACGCCCCCGCGACGGAGACGTTGAGCCCTCCGGCGATAGCCGTGACGGCCCCTTCCAGCTTGTAGGCTTCGCGGTTCACACCGCAGCGAGCCCCGTACAGGGCGTGTCTGCAGCCGTACTCGAACCGCGCCCGCAGGCCCGGACGGCGGATGGAGGTGAATACAGACTCGCATTCCACCGTGATCTCATTGCCGCTCGCCTTCGCTCCGACCACTCGCCCCTTCCAATACACGATGAACTCGTTGTCTGGGTCGCCGTAGTGTCCGCGGAGGACGGTCAGCGTGGTCACCTCCTCCGGGGCGAACCCGAGGAACTGGGACGCAAACGCATCGTCACGCGGGAAGGTGACCTTGAGGGAGTCCTTGAATATGTCGTTGGTCTGCTTGATCCGATCCCGCCGAACGGGCATGGGCGTGTAGGTCTGGCCCAGGCGAACGATAGGGGTGGCCCCGGTGATGTAGTTCCACCGCTGCAGCCCCTGGATGAACTCGAACAGCTCAACCGGCGTCCCCAGGTCCAGCGAGGTTTCATATGCGTTGTAGGTCATTGCTCAGGCGTCTCCGCAATCGGGATGGAAACCGTCACCCGGCCCGCGTCCCCGTGACGGAACGTCACGCGGTCCGAGTCGAAGCGGCAGTGCGTCATGAAACAAGCGAACTCCACGTTGTCCGCCGTGAAGCCCGTCCCGACCTGACCGGACAGCGCCAAGACTTCGTTGCCCTCCGGGTTGGTGGCCCCGGAGGTCGCACGGACGAACAGGCGGGTGCCGTTCCGAAGCTGGATCATAATGTCTTTGATGCCGTAGTACAACGGGTATCCAATCGGACGGATCGTCAAGGCGCTCCCGGTTGGGCCCACGTCCTCCAAAATCACCAAGTCCTTGTTCCAGGAGGGCATCCAGAACCCGCGCTGACGCCCCCGGCGAGCGTGTATCCAACGGCGCAAGTTCCAGATGTCCTGACGCGTGCGCTTGCTGAACGAAAGGGTTTGGAGGTTGCGCACCCAATCCGTCTGGGTGTCGATCAACAACGGCCCCGAACCGTTGTCAAACACATCCACCGTCCGCGCGATCCGTTCGCGGAGGTCGCCCACCACGGCGGAGCGGTCGATCATGACCGGCTTGCCGCGGTAGGCCGGGAAGCCCGCGTCAGTCCCCAGGTCGATGTTCTGGGTAACGTCGAAGGCGGCAGACGCCACCACGTACTCGTTGCTGGTCCGGGAGTATTCGACCCCCGACAGGGTCCGGGCGAAGCGCAGCGGGGCCACGTAGCACTCCGGCCAGTTCTCCTCCAGCGGCAGCTTGAGATTGACCCCGGACGGCGTGACGGTCGTGATCTCCAGGGCAATCAGCCGTTTGTCCGAGGACCACAACAAGATCAGGTCGTCATTCCGGTAGTCCGCAAACGAGGTGTCAAACGGTATGAAGGTGGTGCCCGCGGTCAGCCCGCCTTCGAGCAGCGAAACCTCCGCCCAGGCCGGGATTCCATAGACCCGGTGGGCCCATTGGGTGCTGATAGCCTTCGCGCGGCTGAACTGTTCCGGGTCCAGCAGGAAGGAGTGGCGGAAGGCTTGCCGCGGGGCTTGCCGCAGAGCCAGCCGCTGCTCGTTCTTGTAGCTGGGCAGAATGTCGGTTTTCCACTCCATCGTCTCGTCATGGCCCGTCTCCGGGATGAACGGCCAGAGGACCACCCGCCGCCCCGTAACCTTCAGGGTGGGCTGTTCCGTCTGGAAGTTGAAGGAGTACGTGGCATCAATCACCGGCGGGCCGTTCGTGTTGATGCTCAGGGTGTAGGTTCTCGCCTCCAGCGCAGCGAAGAAGGTGGGAGGCGTCTGAGGCTGCTGAAGCGTGATGCCGTCCGTTCCGACCTGCCCAACGGAGGAGAGCAGGTTGGGGTCCAGGTAGGAGTTCCACACCTCCACGTTGCGGATTTGAGCCGACAGCAAGTTGCCCAGCACGAGCTGTCCCGGGATGATGTGGATGCGGAAGTAATAGTCATCCAGGAAGCTGGGGCCGCGGCGACCGAAGAAGCTGAACTGCGGTTCGCTGATAGGGGTGTTGTCGATCAGCGAACCGAAGAAGCCCGCGGGCGTGCTGTAGTTCCCGAAGGGCTCCACCACGTTGACAGGCGTCATCGTCTCCGCGGAAGCGGAGAATTCAGCGTCAATCGGTCGCCAGGTATCGAATACGATCAGGGCGTGTGTCGTGATGGGCAGAGACATAGGGGCCTCAGTTCTTCAGAAGGGCGATGCCGCGCTGTAGGCTGTGGCCGCCCTTCGCGTACCACGGAAACACTTTCCAGGTATCCGCCCCGAGCGTGAATTCAGCCCCCGGGAGGTAGTTGGTCATGTCCATGTACCGGAGCCCCGGCATCACCCCAATCGGGTTCAAGAACTCCTGGCCGCGGTTCACAGACACGAGGTTCGGCAGCAGCACGCCGATCCCGTTCAGCGGGTTGGGCGAGAAGTCGCGGATGGGGCGGTCATGACAACCCCCGCCCTGACAGATACTGTTGGGCATGCTGGTGCTCGTGAAGCGGCTGGACCAAGCCCAATTGTTGAAGGAATCGTGGGCGACCCGAACGAAGGAGCCCGCGAGGCTAAAAGTGCTGCCGTTGTAGTCTGCCGCACGGAAGGGCACCAACTCCAAGGCGTACTGGGCGTTGTCCATATTGTTGCCCAACCAATCGAATACGCTAGTCCCCGTGCCGGGGTGCTGCCCGCCGGTGGAATAGAAGAACCGACCGCCGCCCGGAGCTGCGGGGTTGAACAGGTCCAGCGAACCACAGCCAAAGCGCAGGAACGTCCCCGTGGTTATCTCCAACTCACAGTACAAGGTCTTGTTGTCCGGCGCAAAGAAGTGGTAGGCCGGGAAGGGTCCGAGGTTCACAAACACCGGCATGTTCGCGTGGGCTTGGTCCGAGGCTCCGCCGGATTGGCGCACCGGATAGCCCGGTTGCCGGTCCCAGGCGTTGCCCGAGGCGAAGCCGTCCGAGCCGTTCAGGGCAATACCGTGGCGGTTGGTGCCGGAAGTTCCGTTGATGGTGATCGTTTCGTTGCTGTAGGATCGGAAGTTGAAGAAGGCAGAGCCCTTCTGAATACAAAGTTCCCGACCGCTGCCCGCGGTCACCCAGCGGTTCGCCGTCCAGCCCTGGGCGATAGCGAACAGGCGGAATTTGTCCAACAGGTCATTGACGTTGGATGACGTTCCGGTTTCGTAAGGCATGCTGACCTCCTCAATCCAAAGACAAAGCCCAGAACTCATGGACCGCGTTGCGGTAGGCGTTCTGGAAAACAACGTGAGTCTTGCCACCGAACGTGGTGGTGTTTTCCGCGGAGTTCTGGAACCCGCTGATGCTATACACCCCCTCGAACTCCCCGAAAACCGCAGGAGCCGGAGCCCGCTGAAGGAGCACGCAGGGCTGTAGAATATACCCGCCGCCCAAGCACTCGCGGTAGGGCCGCTTGCCCACGGTCCAAAAATCGTTCATGCAGTGGGGCCAGACGTTCCGCCATCCGCCCTGGCCGGCGATGGGCGGGAAGGGGGGCGACCCGCTGAAGGACGGCCCGTTGACACCTTCCGGGTTGCTGACGTTCTGTTGAGGGCGATTCCCGAACCAACGCCAATCCCCCGCCGGGTCCCGAAGATACAAGGAACCCCAGACGGCTTCCGACTCGAACAAAGTTGTGCTGCAACCCGGGCCGGGAAACACCCCGTGACGGAAACTCACGGTGGAGTACCGCCAATCAGCAGACCGGGTGGTTTGGTTGGGCACCAAGGACCCGCCCACCGCCAGCGGGTAGGGGTACTGACCCGGGGTCGCATAAGGGAGGATGAAGCCCAAATAGCCCCCTTCATAGTTGGTGGACACCTTCACACCAAACCGGAAGGACCGCCCCGAAGCTGAGAACCAATACGGCATCACCGAGTCCCAAAGCGGGACCATTGGGTTGGCTCGCGTGGCGGTGGCTCCGAACCCAGAAAGGGCTCCCGGGTGCTCGAACCAGGAAAGCACGTTGGGGTTGAAGCCCGTGTAGCCGTTCAGGATCAGGTTGTGCCAGCCCGCCGCGGCATCGTACTCCCCGCGCAATCCGATGTAGATGTTGTCGGAGCCGCCGTTGCCCTTGCCGCGCAGAAGCACCTCCGAGCCGAAGTGGTTGGCCGCGGTCCCGTCCGCCTGTAGCAACAGAATCTCACTCCACCCAATCTGCGTGGTGCCGCTCTGCACCGCGTCCCAGATGATTCGCCAATACTCCCGGGCACCGATCCCGCCGGGCACGGCGAAGTCCCGCCGCTCGCCCGCGGAGAAGGCGGAGGTGTTGGTCACCGTGAGGGCCGTGGTCCAGTTGACATCATCGTCCGAATACTGCAGCCGGAAGGTCCGCGGGGCGGCGTTCAGCGTGTCGAAATGCGCCCGGATACGGAGGGTGGTGACCGCCCGGGCCTGCCGGAGCCGCCAGCGGTTGAAGCTCACGCCCGCGTTGAACCCGCTGTTCAGGAAAAAGTGGTTGTTGCCGCTCGCCGGGTTGTCCACGTTCAACGTCCGCGAGTCATAGCGGAAGGTGTGGATCATTTGACGGGTCTGGCTCCCGGACGCCCCATCAGTGATGTTGCTGGTGTGCGCCAATATGTTGTCCCGGCGAACCCGCAGGACTTCCCAGTGCTGGTTCGCAGCAACCAGCACGGGATCGGTCGTCAGAAAGTTGATGATCCGGGTGATGAAGTCCTCGAAGTTCGAGGCGGTCCCAACTTGATTGGCCATGGTTCAGGTTCTCCGTTGTATCAATAGGACAGCGCACGCTGGTTGCGCTGAACGATGTTCATGACAAGCTGCTCGCCTTCGTCGGTGCCCAGGTAGTCCCCGACCACCGAGGGGTCCAGGACGTTGATGATGCGGAACCGATCCCCGCCAGCAGCCTGACCACTTCCCGTGGCTCCGGTGCGTCCTTCGTCCCGCTCCTGGGTCGGAGTACGGACGCTGACCCGTTCGCCAGGCGTAGCACGGAAGGCGACCAGTTGCGAGTCGGTGCCGCCGGTGCCGCCCACCGTGAAGTCCCCGCCGAAGGCGAACCCGGGTGTCTGGGCCATGATCTGGGCGATGTTGGCCGCCGTCTGAACCCCCACCGCCGCCGCCAGGGCGTAGTTCGCCGGGGGCGGAGCGGAGGCGAGGGCCTTTTGAACTGCCAGCACGCCGTCGATAGTAGCCTGAGTCACCGCCGCGGCCTTACCAATCGCGGCGATTTCGCGGTTGCTGGACCGGGAAAGCCCCGCCAGCGACCCGAAGAACTGGGACGCCCCGGCGAGCTGCTTGGCGTACAGCTCCGCGTTCGCCCGGGCCTTCAGCTGAACAGCGGTCTGCTCGCTGATGAGGTCCGCCTGCCGCAGGGCGTCGATCTGGAACAGCGTCTGCTCATAGCTCGCCACCATGGCCTGCTGGGCTTCGATGGTGCCCTGGAGCAAGGCCTGGTTCTGCTCAACGAGGTAGGCGTTGGCCTGCTCCCGGGTGATGGAGCCGTCCGCGATCAGGCTGTTGATGGCGGCGAGCTGGTCAATGAAGTCCTTTTGCGGACCAACGATGTTGTTCAGGACTTGGGCGCGGGCCTCCATGGCCGCGGTGTCCTGTTGAAGGAGGGTCAGCCGCTCGCGGAGCTGGACCAGTTCCTGCTCGTTGAGGATGATCCCCTGCATCAGGAGGTCCTGTTGAATCGCCCGCATCTGGTTCTCGATTTCGCGCTGGTCCGCCGTGAGAGCCAGCAGTTGCCGCTCGCGGTCCAACTCCCGGTTGAGGGCTCCCACCGGGTCCATCGCGTCCTTCAGCTGCTCGCCCATCAGGCGCACAATCTCGTTCTTGCGCTCCGCGGTGATCAGGCCCGCCCGCTCCGCTTGTTCGAGAAGGCGGACGCCCTCCGCGTACTGTTGTTGAGCAGCCCACACCCGGTCATAGGACCCGATCAGCTGCGCCAGCTCCTCGCGCAGCTTCTTCGCAGCCTTCTCCGCGTTCGGATCAACCACTGCCGCGCGGGTCCCGCGCTGGTTCAGGTCCGCCCCCGGACCGCCTTGGGCCGCTGCGCGGTCCCGACCGATCTGTTGGGCGCGGGTGATCGTCCGCTCCAGGAAGTCCTGGGCGAAGTTCGTGCTGTTGAAGCCCTCGCGGAAGGCGTCCGCAACGTCCTGACCCAACCGGCGGGCGGCCCCTTCGTTCTCGTTGGTCAGGCGAAGATCAACCGCCGCGATCTTGCCCAAGCCCGCGAACTCCGTCACGGTGCTCAGGAGTTCGCCCGCCGCGTTCACAAAGCTACCGATCTTGCCCAGGACCACGTTCAGCGCCCGGGTCATCAGATCGCCCAGGGCCGCGGGAAGGGCGCGGAACAGCGCGATGACGGCGTTGATCGCCCCGCGCCAAGCCCCGACATACCCGTCAACAGCCTTCGCCACGAAGCGGAGGACGCCCACAAGGCTCACATCGACCTCGCCCACCCAGTCCCGGATCAGCTCCACCAGCGGCCCGAAGGTGTCCTTGGCCCACTGCCAGATCGCCCCGAACACGGCCCCGACCGTCTCCCCGAGGGCGCGCATCACGTCGCCCAGGGTCGTGATGTCGTCCGTCCCCAGGTTGATCTGGTCGCGGAACAGGGTCAGCGCGGTGATCGCGGAGGTGAGGACAACGAGGAGGAAGCCAATGGGGTTCGCGGCGATGGCCGCGGTCAGAGCCTTCACCGCGGTCGTGACCCCGTTGATCGCCATCGCCGTCCCGCCCACGAGGGCGAGCCCCGCCGCCGCGGACAGGGCGACCTTGGCGATGGTCTCCAGGTTCTCGCTGAGGAACATGATGGCCTTCGACAGGGCGGTGCTGATGCCCGTCGCCTCGTCCATCTTGCCGATGAGGTCGATGACGTTGTTCTTCAGGATTTGGAAGGCCTGGCCGATGGTCGGCACGGACTTGGCGAAGCGGTCCGCCAGCTCGCCCCGGGCGTTCTGGAAGGCGTCGAAGATGATGTCAGCGGTGATCTTGCCTTCTTCACCCATCTTGCGGAGCTGACCCCTGGTCACCCCGAGCTGCTTGGCAATGATGTCCGCGACGGTCGGCAGCTGCTCCATGACGCTGTTCAGCTCATCCCCGCGGAGGACGCCCGAGGCCATACCCTGGGCGAGCTGGATCATGGCCGCTTGGGCCTCCGTCGCGCTCGCGCCAGACAAGGCAATCGCCTGGTTCAGGGACTCCGTGAAGCCGATCAGCTCCTGCTGGCTCAGGCCCATGTCCTTCGCGCTGTTGGCCAGTCGGCTGTACGTCTCCACCGTCCCCTCGAAGGACTGGCGAGTGCTGTTGGCTACGCCCAGCAGCTGCTGATAGACCGCGGTGAGGTTCTGAGCCTCAAGGCCCGTCGCCCGCAGTCGGTTCTGCAGGTTGGTGTAGGTGTCCAGAAGTCGGACCAGCTCGCGGGCCGAAAGCGCAGCCCCGAGGGTCATCAGGGCGTTCTTCAGAAAATCCACGGCGTCCGCGGACTTCCGGGCACCACCGCCGATGTCCTCCAGGTTGCGCTTCACAACCCGGGAACCTCGCTCAGTGATGACTATGTCAATGCGTTCTTCAGCCACGTTCAGCTCCCCGGGTTCCCGTCAACAATACGCCCGAACTGGACAACCTGCGCGGCCTCCATCACCGCCTGCTCCACGAAGTTCGCCGGAGCCTGGGCGGAGTAGCCGTCATTCAGCCGCTGGATGTACGGGAGGTTGTTGGTGATGTGAATCTCCTCCCCGGCGTCATACCCGCTGATGACGGACGCGGCCTGGTCCATCGCGGCCTGGGTGTTGGCAGCTTCGGTGCTGCCGGCTTCCCCGGGGGCGTAGGCGTCGATGACGGCGGAGGCGGGACTGCCCACGGAGGCGATCCAGTTGGAGCGGGCGCGGCCCGTATCGACCGGAGTGCCCATGACAACGGCTTGGTCTGCGGCCAGGGCGACTTTGCGCACAAGCGCATCGGCACCCTCCGCGACCTTGCGGCCCCGGAGGGTGATGCGTCGGCTGAAATCACTTAGGTTTGGCACGGGCCGCACTCCAGTCCAGATACTTCGCGTCAAGCCGCTGAATGAACCACAGGAAGTCCTCCCGCTGCTCGCCGTCAATGCCCCGAATTATACAATACTCCAGTATAGATAACAAGGGGATCGGACCAATGCCCATGCCGAGTTGCCTACATGACGTCAGCTCCAAGAATCCTGTGTAGTAGAGTTCAGAACCAAGGTTCAGCTCCGGGGCGTTCCGTATGCGGTCGGGCAGGGGCGTCCCGAATCGCATACACTGCTCAATGATCTTCCGCTCTACGGGGCCTTGCTCGAACCCGTAGCAGAGGACTTCCCAGAGTTTCCCAGGTCTGCCTCCCGCACTTCCTCGCGGAACAGCGCCACGTTGCTGGCCTGCTCACGGAGGTCCGCGAACAGGTCCGGCAGGTCCTCGAACAGCTTCAGCGCGTTGTCCTTGTTGAATTCGCGGGGCTCGCCGTCCGGGCCTTCCACATTGATCCAATCCAGCACCACCGTCTCCGCGAACACTTCCTTGTACAGGCGGTCCGCGGTCTTGTTGTCCAGCATGCCGGTCTGGATGGCCTTGCGATAGGGGCGGGTGGCCTTCTCCAGAGCCTTCGAGAAGGCGGAGTTGTGACCACCGGCTCGCGCGATCTTGATGCGGATGGGTTCGCCCTTCTCGTTCGTGCCATACTCGATCCAGATGCCGTCCGTTTCCAGGGATTCATCAGTCTTGAACAGTTTGTACAGGCTCATTCTCGTTTTCTCCAAGCGGGAGGGTTATGGGCGGGCCGAAGCCCGCCCGGGGTCCGGTTGATTATACGTCAGCCGCGTTCGGAAGGTAAGGGAACTCATTGAACAGCAGCGAGTGTCCCGCGGAGCCCTCCGCCGCTTCCATCGACAGCGGCAGCGTGATGGGCTGGTCCTGCTCCACGCTCAGGCGACCTTCGCCCAGGGCGATCAACGGCACGTCCCAGACCATCCCGGCGTTGTTCTTCACCAAGGCGAAGTCCAGCGCCACGTCCGCGTTGTCCCGCACGGCCTGAACCGCGGCGATGTCCGCGAAGTAGGCGGTGACGTTGCCCGACACGGCGAAGGTGCCGGCGGACACGTCGAAGGCCCCGAGGACGGCGACCGCCTTGTTGGGCGAGACGTTGTTGTTGATCGTCAGCGTCAGCTCCGTCAGGAAGGCGAACAGCGGGTTGGGGTTCGCGTTGCCGGCGGCAATCAGGTGCATCTTGATCCGGCTGAAGTCCGAGGAGGTGTTGAAGGCGGGCGACTCCGGGAGGTCCGGGCGGGAGCCGGACTTGACGCCCACGGTGCCCGGGCGCTGCTCGTTGTCCACGGCGATGAAGCCCAGATCAACCGTCACCTTGTCGGCTTGGCGGATTTGCAGGCTCAGTTCGTTCGGGACCGCGCCCACCAGGTACTCCGACATGGTGCCGTTGTCGTCCTGGCCCAGGGTACGTTCCAGCTGGTAGCTGCGGCGCTTGATCAGGGCGGCGTTCTTCTCGTTCTTGATCACGTTGCCGTAGAACAGGCGGATGGTCTTGCCAGTGCCCGTCTCGTTGGTCATCGTGGCGCTGGTCTTGTCGAACTCCAGGAAGGTAGCCGCAATGGCGCGCACGCGGGCGAAGCCGTTGTTGTTGGCTCCGTTGAACCGCTCCGCCGCCGCGTCCCCGCCGATGAACACCCACTCGCCCGGGATCAGACCGAACGTGGTGAAGTCCTTGGTGCCGGAAGCCCGGACCAGGCGCGGGAAACTGCCGGTCACGTCGATGTTCACCTCAGCGGAGCCGAACTGGAAACCGACCTTGATCACGCGGGCGGAGGCCGGGGGAACCTCATCCACCGCCGTCTCGTTCACAACCAACGTGGTGGCCGTGGAGCTGGTGACGCGCTTCAGACCGTTGTTGGCGGGCTGGTTGAAGTTGGACGCCAAGGCGAGGTCGCCCGCGGCGAACTGCGAGCCCACGGTGCCGGAGGGCAGCGTGTAGGTCTTGGAGGCGCTGGTCACGCCCGAGAAGGACAGCTGGGCACCGTTGGTCGGAAGGTTGGTGGCCTTCTCGCGGATGTCCGCGAAGAAGAAGCCCTGCAGCAGACGGGTCAGGCCGGTCTGCGTCAAGTCCTGCCCGAATCCGCCCGAGGCGTCCAGGTCAGTGGTCACGCCCTTCTTGCGCTGGCGGGAGGGGTTGATGGGGTTCCGGGCGACCGTACTGATTTGGCCACCAAAATCGTTGTACCCGTTCGGCTCCAGGGCGTACCAGATGGGCGAGCCCGGGAGGGTCCTGATGTTCTGTTCCTCCGCGTACCGGAGGCCGGTCACATTGGAGTCAATTTTGTTCGGCATGGTCAGCTCCTTAAATCAAGTGGGCGAGGGGGTCACCGCAGTTCGTCATACACAAATTCCACCAGGACGTTCATCTGGTACCACGCCCCGTCCGGTCCAATCTCCTGAATCCGGGCGTTGCGGAACCAGATGCCACTGGCGGTGCCTCGCCCCTCGAAGGCGTCCCGGGCAATTATCGCGCATTTTTCAGCAAGAGACAAGCCTTGGCCTGCCGACAGGGGCGCAAAAATCTGTACCGTCACCAGTCCGGGGCGGGTAAAGCGGCGACCGCCCGCCGGTCCGAAGGTGGATTGACGGGAGGTCGTGTGGCGCAACGTGATTCGGGCATAGGGCTTGTCCGCGGGCGGAGGGTCGCCCGCGTCCACCCCGGGCCATTCCACGCGGATCGGAGCCCCGCCGTTGAGGGCCGGGGTGTCCGTGGTCCACTTGGTGTTGAACAGCCCAAGGATTTCGTCGCGGGCGCTGTCAAAGGTCGGGAGGGTCATTGGCGCACCTGCAATTCATACATGATCGCTTGCCCGTTCGGGTTCAGCGGTTTCACGGCGATGACCTTCCAGACCTCCAGGCCCCGCAGCACCAAGCCTTCGACCTCCGGCGGAGCCGTCAGGCCCTCCGCGGGCATGAACACGCGCTGGTCGCCCATGCGGATCGTCTGGCCGTCGATGTAGCGTTGCTCATAATCCAGGAACACCGCCTCAATGGTCTGGTCCGCCGCGACGTTGCCGCCCGGCTTCCACGGCTTCGCCGGATCGGGAGCGGCCCCGGCGGTGAAGCCCCGGAGGGTCACGGCCTGGCCGTTCTTCTTGATCAGCTTCTTGGCCAGCGCGATAGCGGAGTCAAACCGTGCCATGGATCACCCCCGCAGCAACGTGCCGCCGGAGCGGACAAGGCCCGCGCGGACCAGCTTCTGGTCCGCCGCCGGGTATTTGGGCATCTGGAACACGGCCCCGCCCACGAAGGTGACGGACTCGCTGATGGGTCCGACCGCTTCCGACTTCGACAGGACCGCCACGCCCGAGGCGTTCCGCTCCGGGTCCGGGTTCAGCTCCGCGGCGAGGGCGCGCAGGGCGTACTCCGCGCAGGCTTCCTTCACCTCCGGCGGGATGTCGTTGATGTAGTAGCGGTCACGGTCCCAGGCGTCCGTCCGGGGCCATTCCGTGGTCTGGTCGCGGCCCAGCCGCTTCTTGCCCACGAAGTTGAACCGCTGGTCCAGGTAGTCGGTCGCGCGGATGACCGCGGCCTCAATCTGGGGGTCCGTGGAGCCCGCGAAGGAGTTGCCCCGGTCGGTGTGGTAGGTCTTGAACTCCTCCACGCTGATGTAGGCGTTCGCCCCGGCGACGGCTCCCGTGTTGTCTTGGACGATCAAGGCCATCACGTCCTCCAGAAGGCTTGATATTTGGCCCGGCGGATCGTCAGGACGTTCCGCACGTGGCTCCGGTTGATCTCATACCAGCTCCGGTTCCCGTACCCGGGCTGAGGGACGCGGGACTTGAGGCTGGTGCGTTCTACGTGCCCAAACCAACGGGCCGGGTCGCATCCGTGGGTGTTCGAGCACAGGCGGCGATCCTGTAGGACGCCCGC